TCAAGTCTTTTTAACTGGAACGCCAATAGCCTAACTTCATATTCATACAAAGTCATTCGTTCAATTTCTGATAAATCAGTAATTTCTAGGTAACGAAAACAATTAATAAGAATATTTTCATAAGCTTCAGCTGAGCTTAGTTCCTCTCTTACTTGTTCTCCATCAGAGCTTTCTTGAAATTTCTGACCGTTAACTTTCCCGCATTGCTTTCTTCTAAGTATTTCAACGTTTCATCAAATAACGCCTCAATATCATCAACAGTTTCAACAAACTCATCCACTTCATCCTTAGAAGGTCTACTTTTTTCTGTAATAGTGGCTGTGTAAAGTACATCAGATAGAACAACGATATTTCCACTTACTAGCTGCGGTAATAATGTTGTTAGTCCCATCCCAAGATTCACATCATTACGCACTACCCCATGCTGCTTATCCAATTCACGAATAAACTTGACTCCAAAAATACAGTTATATTTTTTCCCTTTAATTTCGATTTGCATGTCTTTTCCTCCATAAGAAAAGGACAGCCGCTAAGCTGCCCTCTAAATTTTATTTTAAGCTTGATTATTCAATGTTAAGGTGTGTTGAGCTGTTTTTTTACCATCCTCTGTTGTTCCTGTTGTGGTATAAACACCAGCTGGTACCGATTCTGTCCAAGTAATATTTCCTGTTTCAGAGACAGCAAGACCTTCTGTTACAGGTGAAATATCATAGGTTACTTTTTTGGTGGTTGCATTTTCAGGCAAGACAGTTGCTGTGATTTGTCGGCTACCTGCAGTACCAGCATCTGCTGTGGACGTTTTAGGAGAAAAATCTAAGCCAGTTACAGCAATAGACAATGTTTTAAAAGCTGGAATATCTACTCGCTCTGATTCTTTTCCATTAACAACACGAGTTACTTGATATTCACCAGCCGACACTGATGTGTTAGGTTCCATTCCTGTGATAGTTAAAGGTGATGTGCCAGAAACAACTTCGGTTTGGCCTTTATAAATCTTAAAAGTATCCACCATTATAATTTTCCTTTCTTAACTTAATTCAGTAGATGCCCCATCGAATGTAGGAGTTACACTTTCCACAGAAGGGCTATCTACTTTTTCTGGATCATCTTTCTCAATAGTCGTATCTTTGAATACATATTGAACTACTTCTTCTTGATCAGCAGTTAATGTTGCAAATCCTTTTGCGCCTTTACCATTGATACCAAATTCTAATGAAACCTCTACGGTATCTTCAGCATTAGGTGATTTACCAAATGATGTTACGTATCCTTGGTAGTAGGTTGCCTTGTATTTGTCAACATTATCTCCTGTGCCTTTTTCTGCTTTGTTGATTTCCCAGATTTCAATAATATCGTCATTGTCTAAAGCTTCTTCTAGCTGGTCAACATATGGATCACCGACTGATAAAATAGATGTTGCCGAAAAATCAATTTCCAATGATCCTGGGATACGAATCGGACCATCTTTAGTGGCCACGGAGTCACTATCTTTTGTTTTTGTATTTTCATGTTCTGTCTGGAAAGCTAATTTCCATGCTGCTTCCTCTTTTGATTTTTTTAACAAACGGAAAAGTAAAATAATATCAATACCTTTAGCCGCTACTTTTGCTTCATTAGCCATTTATATTCCTTCTCTCTATAGTATTTTGAATTCTAAAGATATCATTGCCCGCTTCAATGGTGTGTTAGTCGAAATGTCATCTACTAACCGAATACCGCTTGATTGGATATTTAGCGACCAATAATAACCTTCCGTTTCAGAAATAGATAGAGCCTCAGCAAAAATTGCTGAAGCCATATCCGATATTTGTTTACGTTTTTTTGCCAATCCCCATACAGATAGATTCAATGTAACCGAACCTTTAATATCAGTTTTGTTGGCTTGGTGCAGTGTCTGAGTATCTTCTAATTCGACAAATGGATAACCTACATCATTCATAGGTTTATAATCGTAAATTTCATAACCCAGTGATTGACACTTCTTATACACTTCATCGAAGATTGATTGATCTCTTGTTTTAATCATTTCATCAACCTTTCCAAGTCCGTTCTAAATTTCACTTTTTGTTGTTTCAGCGGTGGTAAAAAGAAATCACGTTTCACCATGAATCTTGTTCCGTGTATTAAGTATGGTGCGTATTCTGTTCCTGGTCCTGTATGCCCAGAAAAACCATTGTTCGAAAGCCTCATAACGATACTTCTTTTTGTTGCCCCAGTTGGTTTAACAAACTTTTTACCTTCCCGATGTCCAGTTAACACCTTTCCTGCTTCAGCTTGCATATTGGCGGTTAATTCTGCTGTGTTATTTCTAACAACTTTTTTCACATCATCAAGTTGAGCATTTCTCTTTAGTTTTTTAGAAATTCCAGCTAATCCATTAATTCTTACTTGACTTATTGCCATCAATAATCACTTCCTGAATAATCAAGCTATTTCTTAATGCAGGAACTCTACTTGTAATAACTTCCCAAGCTTTACCCTCAAACTCAATGTAATCAAATTCTGGAATAACAAAAAGGGGCTGTGTCCTAATGACTTTAGCCCCTTCTTTAATGCTTCCGAAAATAGTAATAGAACGATCTGTACCAATATCAGTTACATTGACATCAGTAGTTTTTCTAAACGGTTCTTCTTCAATCCATTCCCCTGAGTTTGGATCATAATGCGATTCTGAAGATTTTTTTACAAAGGTAATTTCATCTGTATATCTCATACGAATCGGGCCTTTCCACGAAGTTTTTTATATTGCACTTCTTTTTCTTCATTCAAATAATCGTTAATTTGTTTTTCATATTCAGAGAAATCAGAATCAGGAAAGGCCATTGTTAAACCTTCTTGAGAATATGAAATCATACCCTCTTGACCAATCCGGTTAAATCTTTTTAAAACGACCTCGTATATAATCGAATCAAATTTGCTTGGCGTTTCCGATACATTTAACAAACTATTGAGACGTTCTCTAGTTCGTCGCTCAATCACTTCTAACTTTTCATTAGCTGGACTATTTAACAGTTTTGTTATGT